ACCGGAAGTCCGGCAAGGGTCATATTTTTAAGGATGCTCACGATTTCATACGCAATAAACAGTAAAGAAAAAAACTCTGCCATTCCGATAACCGCCGGGGTCTGCATACCAATATCAGACCATAAACCGGACGGGATAAAACCTATCAGATTGATTGAAAGAATTTTATCCGCAATGGAAAGGAAGATGATAGAAACAATCATTCCTACCTTTCGGATTGCCCCGTTAATCCCAACACATGAATTAAACTTTCTTTCCTTTATTGCTCTGAAAACGCCCATGATTGTATCAAATACAACTGCAAGGGCCACAATGCGGAAAATGGGGTTAGCCGTTTCCGCTAAAATAAATGCTGCAATTTCCTCTTTCATTTTGCACCGCTCCTTTCTGTGGATTTTTTACAAGTAAATCATATAATGGAACGGCTTTTTATTCTGACCCTTTTTACGCCGTTGCTTCCAGGCGTTCCCATTCATAGAACAACAATTCGTATTCAACCGCCTTTGCAATGTGGTATGTGTCGGCGTGTCCTAAATGTCCCTTTCTGCTTTCATACTTCCGGTTAAATTCTTCCGGCGGCAATTCGCCCAACTCATACGCCTTTACATCTTGCTTTAACTTTCTGATAGATGATTTTCTTACTTTCTTGTGGTCTGCATAGTGGATATATCCGCAAAAATCTATGCCATTCCCGGCGTATAGGATTGTGCTTTTATGGTTAATATGCAAAAGCATTTCATTTTCCAAAAATTCTTCTATTCTCTTAACCCATTCTTTTAACTGCTCCAAATCATCCGATAGGATAATAAAATCATCCATGTACCGCACAAAATACGGAATATGTAAAACGTGCTTGCAAAATTTATCTAACTTATTGCCGTACACATTCGCAAATAACTGACTTGTGAGGTTTCCAACGGGTATTCCCACGCCGTCCGGCAATATGCCGTTGTGGTCTATAATATCATCCATTAACATAAGGGCTTTCTTATCCCCTATATAGCGGCGGTTTTCATCCTTTAATTTGTCATGCGGTATAGATGCAAAATACTTTGATATATCCCCTTTAAAGGCATACATTCTTAACCCTTGCTTTACCTCTGTTTCATACATCCATTGATACAATGTATCACTTGCGGCGTGCATCCCCTTACCGCTCCGGCAAGCGTAAGAATGGTAATAAAATCCGTTTTCAAATACGGGTTGAATAGCATTACAAATCATGTGTTGCACCACTCTATCATAGAACGGCAACGCCATAATAAGCCGTTCTTTTGGCTCAAACACCTTAAATATCTTATATTCCCCTTGTCTATATGTTAAATTCTGTATTTCCTCGGTTGCTCTTAAAAGTTCCTCTTCCTTAACCATAGAAAAAGCCAATACCTCATTCGTGTACCGCTTGCACCTTGCCGCCTGGTGGAATGAAGTATTGGCATTTTCAAAGGTCCCCATTTTCTCATGTAGTCCCTTTACTGTTTTCATTTAATCCCTACCAATTTTCAAATATTCTATTTTACTAAAAGGTGGTTTGCTTTGTTAGTTTGTCCGGTATCGCACCGGAACGGGCAAACCGTCTGACTTACTTAAAAATGTAAATCTTTGCTAGTGGCCGCTTGGGCTTCTATGTCTATAAAATTGTAAAGTCACACACGCACCACACGCCAATGTTCGTGTTCACGTTCCACGGGTAATTGTTGCAATTGACGGCACGCTCACCGCAATGCACGCCGTTGTTCCAATTGCCGCCGCCAATGAGGGCGTGCAAGGCTCGGAAAGTTCCGTGAACTGGCCCGGTGCATATTAACAGTTTCCCCAAAATAAAATCGGCAATGCCAACATTATTTCCAATTTCCATTCTTTACGGCTTCGATTATTCCGCCAATGATACATCCTAATTCTGTCATTTTCTTGCTCAATACTTCGTATCTGTGTTTGCTCATTGTATGATTTTCTTTTGTGTCTTTATCCCGTATGAGGGTTTTAATAAACTGTAACTCCACATCTGCGTTATATATGTGGCTCTTTGTCCCGGTCTTTCTAAATCTGATTACTGATTTAAGCATTTCAAAAACCGCCGTTTTAATTTGGCTCTGTAATGCGAATTTCTCAAATTTCGGAAACTGTGACAATACGGGATAAAGATACAAAAGAAAATCATAGGTCTTTTGATATGCTTTCATGCTCTCCATATACGCATCCGCTTGATTGCTTTTCTTATTCTCTGCCATGTTTTCATCCTCGGTTTATGTATTTTTCTATGGGGTGGGCTTTCGCCCACCCTGGCAGATTACAGACTGTCACACACGCACCACACGCCAATGTCCGTGACCACGACCCACGGGTAATTGTTGCAAATGACGGCACGCTCACCGCAATGCACGCCGTCGTTCCAATCGCCGCCGCCAAGGAGGGCGTGCAAGGCTGTTTGTGACGGCATATAAATTTGACCATAGCCCGGCATAACATTGTACCAATTCCAGGATGCAGCGGTGGGGTCTAAACAAAACTCCTTTAGCCATTTCCAAATAAGCCCCACAAGGTCCATGATGTTTTTTACTGAAATTGCATTTTTGATTTTCCCAACATTAGTTCTTGCAGTGTTGGTTGTTGCGGTCCAACCGTTTGTGTTGCTGCCGTCCAATCCCTGGGGGCTTCCCTCTGCTGCAATTAAAAATTCTGCAAGGTCCGGTAAACGTTTTCCGACACGGGCAGCCTTTTCATTGGCAATATACCAATTTAAACCCTCTGTACCCGTAATAGGAATTGCGTTGTATACAGATTGTAAGCCGTTCGCCCCATCATCTGATGCAAGGTAAATATCAGCCCACAAACCATTCCCCAGGTATGCCATACCGGACGGGTCGCACTTCGGACGGTGTAAGGCGGTCCATACAGAGTTAGGGACAATGTCCTCACGCACATTGCTTTCCCAACCGCTGCCACGCACGCTTCCACTTGTATTTACTTCTCTGCCGTATTCATCCACATTTCTAACAAAGCCATAGTGGAAACCGCCAATTTTACGGGTGTTTGTATCGTCCCATTCCACGCCGTCCGGGAATGTGGAATTTTCAGAGATTAAATAAACCTCGTTTGAACTGTCCTTGCCATTGTTGCATAAGTAAATGTAATAATCTTTTCCGTGTGCAAAGCTGCTTGCACCGTCCAGGTTGGCGGCTGAAAGCGTTGTTTCCTCGGTCTGAAAAATGGCATCCCCTACCGCAATAACTGCCCCGGCAAGCACGGTTAATTGTCCGGCTGCGGAATACTGTATAAACGCCTTTTCACTCGCTACAATGTCCGATACGGCGGCCATTTTAGCAACTGTGATTTTCGCCCTCTCGTCCGTCATATTCTCGTCATAAACAAATAATCTTCCCATTATGCTAACTCTCCTTTCATCTGCTCCACTTCCTCTTCTGTAATTCCCAGGCGGTCATAAAATGTAACTTCTGCCGGAATACCGATTGTAGCCGCATCCGCCGCAATAGCCTTTGAAAGTGTCAAAATTGTGTGTTTGGTCTGATTGTTATTTGTGGTTGTTTCGGTATCTGCTGCCGCCGTTCCCTCTGTTGCTGCCGCTTCCTGGTCTGCTTCTGCTGCCTTTTCAACCTCAATATGCTCCACGGTCTTAACGGTTGCGGTCACGTTCCCGGCTTTTACCTTGTCCCCCTCTGTAACCTCGTTTACAAACATAAGGGTAACGCCCTTTCTATCCTCGGTTTTCTCCAGGATAGGGCAAAAGATGAAATTCTGATTTTCCAACTTCTCAACTGCTGCCAACCAATCTTCTTTCTTCAATCTGCCTTTCTTTACAAGTTTGTAAGTGTTGACTAAATCTGCCTTTGTCTTAATTACTTTTGGAAATCCTACCATTGTTTAATCCTCTCTTTCTTTTTATTGTGCAATAAATGAACCAATATAATTTCCGATATATCCCAGGTTTGAACCCTCACGCAATGTAATATTCTGCGTTGTCATAAGATTATCGTTTGTAACCTTAAAGGCTTTCGGTGTAACCATAACGCTTTCCAAATCCGCTTCCACGGTGTATTCTCCGGCTTCCGTGACATAAAAGCCCATTTGGCTTTTTGTAACTGTAACTGTCTGCATGGTCCCCGTGGTCTTGTTCGTAAGTCTTACCGTTACCGGGCTTGTAATCTGCTCCAATGTGCTAATGATGTAAACCTTAAAAGCAATGTTGTAAACCTTTTCTTTTACATCATCAATCTGTAATTGCAGTTTCCCGGCAATGTCCCCGGAAAGTTCCGTTTGTTTTTCTTTAAACCACTTATTCCATTGTGCTTCCTGGTCCGTCATAAACGCTTGTGTCATTTCGGCGTATTCTTCAATGAAATTTGCGTGGTCTTGTTCCATGCTCTTTTTTTCCAGGGCGAACCATGCGTTAAACTGCTTTGTGAACTGCGAAAAATCAAAATCCTCAAACTGTGATGCAATGAAACCGCACAATCCCGTGTCTGCCCTGGTGTCTGTAATATCACTTTGGGATATTGCCACCGCTCCGGCGGCCACGTAAATTTCCGCCAAACATTTTTCCTGGATTGTGTCATTGTTCGTAAGTTCCGGCGGCTGCGGATTGCTTGAATATGCCCCCTCTAAAATAAAAATGCTTGGTTTTCGCTCTGTTTCATCATTCCGCAATATTACACGGTCAATTCTTGGCAATGTACCGTTTGAACCGCTCACGGGCAATTCCAGGACGGTTGTATTATGGATTGTGTGCAAGTTGATGTATGCGTACCCGGTACGGCTTCCGCCGTCCACCTTTACCGCCATACTTTCCCCGTCTGCGGTTACTTGCAAATGTCCATACGCCACACCCTCTTTATAGAACGGGGCTTTGTCCTCGTTCATATCCTGGCCGTTGTATAAGCGGTCTTTATTTACGGAATTGTAAAAAAATCCTCTTACTGCCATTTGCTTTTCCTCTCCTTTCCTAATTGTCCCAATTTATTGTTGTGGGTAGGGCATCCCCAAAAGTAGGAACAACGTACATTCCGCCGTATTCGTAAACCTCGCATAGTTCCGTAATGCGTAAATTTAATACCTTGTTCCATTTCGCCTTTTCTACTGTCACAATGTCCCCTAAATCGTAATCCGTGCCATAGATAAAATTAACCTCGGCTTCCACTTCGGCTTCTATGTTCTCAATCACGGCGTTTTCCGCCTTGTACTGCTCCCCACGGATGCGTAACGCTTCCAGGTATTCCGCATTGGTCGAAAAATCATCTTTGTTTATGTCTTTGGCATCCAAAAACTCTTCCCGTAAATCAAACCCCGTTCCGCCGCCTACCGTTACATAAATACGGTCCGCACCGTCCCCGGCCCCACCTACAACAATCTTTGTTTTGGCGGTTTCGTCTGAATAGGTATGTTTTGCACGGTTTAGGTTGTTGTAACTCTCTGAAAAGATTACACGGGGCTTTGTGCCTTGCTTCGTGGTTCTGTCTATGCCTTTATATGTTTCAAAGGTCATTTTCTTACCCTTGAAGTCTGGCACTACCCTAAAGCCCAATTCGCAATACCGGGCAATCTTAGAAAGATAGGTTAATACATTCTTATAGGTTGCCTGGAATGTTATTTTGGTTGCATCCCCTATTCCTGGGGCTACTTCCAACAACGGTACTGCTGCCATGCGGTTAATCATATAACGCATAGCATCTTCACACGTTCCGTTAAATGTAAACATTGGACCTGTCAATCTGTCATTGAAATATATAGGCAGAAAATATCCGTTTCGCACAATCTCATTTACAAGGGTGCTTTCCTCTTCTGTCTGGTCCCCACGGATAACGGCGGCTTCATCCTTGCCCTTTGGTCTTATTACATTACCCGGCTGTAAAAGCCTTATGTTGTCCTCTGTTGCCGGGGCGTGTAACTCAAACGTGCCACACTCGTAATATTTTCTATGCCATTGTAAGGATGTATGGTTTTCAATCGTCCCCAGGCGGTACAAATTGCGGTCATATACAATAATTTCCATGCTCTTACACCCCCAAATATGAAATACGGTAATATACGGACACGGATAAATAGTTAATGCCGCTTTCTGCGTTGTATGTAATGGTGTTTGTGCCGTCCTGCAACTGTATAAAATCCCCGTCCTCGTCCAAATACTGATTTATGATTGTTCCGTACATAGAAACAACCGTGTCCCAATCAATCATTCCGTAACGGTCCTTGTGTTCCTCAATTTCTGCCTGGCTCACACCGTCTAAAAGATATATATTTTTCTTTCCGGTATGCGTGAAAATAACCACATATTGGCCGCTTTGCAATTCAAAATCATTTCCGGTATAACCGACTTTTATATATTTCCCGCTCTCTGAATGGTAAATAGCCGGATTTTTTACAATGCCGTCCGCTCTGAATATTGCAGTTATTCCGATATTGTCCGCACCGTTGTTATTTTCAATTTCCTTTACCAACTCGGCTTCCCGGTGTCCAAATTCCACGCCGTTAATATCAAACCCGTTTTCAAAGTACCAATCTGATACCCAACTTGCCATTACCACTTCCACATCTGACAGGTCCTTAAAATACGGGTCGGTGCAAATAAGACTAATTGTATAATCCCTTACAACGCCCGTTGTTGCCCCTGGTGTCACGCTTTCCACTCTGTAAGCGATTGTTTTTATATCCCCATCCTCGCTATATTCAAGTGTTCCGGTTCTGCCTTTCGGAAACACTCTATACAGTAATTCCCGGTTCTTTCTGTAATCTCCGTCAATCTCTGTGGTTATTACAATGTTTCTTTCCTTTGCCGTGCTTCCCTGGTATGTGCTTCCGTCTGTTGTGGTATTTTCTGATGTGGTAACATTGCAATCATAACCATATATTCCGTCAAGCCCTAATAGGTGGAATGGGTTATTATCCCAATCCCACCTAAAGGCAATAGAAACATTTTTATCATTTGTGCAAGTAACTGTAATATCTGCCATAATTTACCCCCTCTGCATTGCAATAACCATTGCACGGGTCTGTATTCTCGTTTGTCTTGCTACTTCATAAGGGGATAGGGCTTTAGGACTTGTAATATTGATTTCCTGGTGGAAACCGCTATTGTTGCCCTTTAGGTTGTCTGCTGCCGTGTTTACCGCCGAACCCGTAAGCGGTGTTACAACTGCCTTTCCGTTTACCATGCTTAAAAGTTCCGGTCCGGCTTCTGCTACCATTGCCGTACCCTCTCTTAATACACCGCCTTTTGCTAATCTTGGAAGTGAAAGTGTATCTATTTTTGAAAGTGAAACGCCCGGTATCTCATTGATAATTCCGATTACTCCGTTAATCATACCGATAAACTTATTTACAACGCCCTCTATGGTTGATAAACAACTGTTGATTGCCGATTTAAAAGCATCCCCAACCGCTGAACCGATAGCCACACCGACATTTACAAAACAACCTTTGATTTTCTCCCATAAATCAGAGAAAAAGGAAGTTACATTGGCAAATGCGTTTTTTATGTTCGTCCATGCGTTATCAAACTGTGTTTTAAACCATGTTGGAACGGATGCAAGGGCGGTTTTTATCTCCGTCCACCTTGCCCCGAACCAACTTCCAATTGCAGAAAATACGGTGGTTACATTGGTGTATGCGTTTGTGAACATAGTTAAAAACCATGTGGCTACTGCTGCAAGGGCGGTTTTTATATCGTTCCACCTGGCGGCGAACCATGAACCGATAAGAGCAAATACGGTTGTTACGTTTGTGTAGGCATTTGTAAACATTGTAAGAAACCACGTTGCTACGGTTGCAAGGGCGGTTTTTATATCGTTCCACCTTGCACCAAACCAACTTCCGATTGCAGAAAATACGGTTGTTACGCCCGTGTAGGCTTCTGTAAATCTATCCGTGAACCATTGGCCCACATTCTGAAATATTGCAACAATTCCATTCCACAAATTAACAAAAAACTGCTTTATCTTCTGCAAAAGCGTGTCTACCGCTTCCCGGAAACTGTCGCAATTGTCATAAATCAGTTTGAAAGCCCCGGCAAACGGATTTACAAGTAATAGCAATAGCCCTTGCCAATTACTCTTTACAAAATCCAATACCGTATTAAATACATTTGGTATTGTCACGGTAAAAAATTCTTTTATAGCATTGAAAGCGGTAAAAAATGCGGTCTTGATTGCTTCAAAAATCTTGTTTACCCCATTTCTGAACCACTCACACTTGTTATAAAGCGTTACCAATATGGCTATTACCGCCACAATTGCGGTAACGATTAGTATAATAGGGTTTGCCGCCAATACTGCATTAAACGCCGCAAATGCCGCTTTTGCTGCCTTGATTGCCGGGCCTATCTTCCCAACAACCGTAATTATGCTTGATATTGCCGTGCATATTTTTCCAAATATAATTAAAGCCGGTCCGATTGCAGCAATCACGGCGGCAACCTTTATAACGGTCTGTTTCTGCTGCTCATTCAGATTTTTAAACCATTCCGTAAAATCTTTTATCTTTCCAACTACACTTTCTATAATTGGTTGCAAACTGTCTAATATTGTTGTTCCCAAGTCCACGGCAACATTCTTTACCTGGTTCATTGCAATTTTTACTTTATTGCTTGTTGTATCAAGTTTTGCAAACGCTTCATCTGTTGCCCCGGTCGCATCTTGCATTTGGCTTAATGTATCATTGAAAGTTCCGGCATCATCTCCCAATAATACAAGTGCGGCTTTTCCGGCTTCCGCACTGCTCCACATATCTGAAAAACTTTTGCCGTCCTCTGCTGCTGCCGTATTGATAATATCCAATACATCTGAAAGGCTCATTCCCTCTTCTGATAACTGTGAAAATGATTTTCCGGTCTTTTCTCTTAAAACTCCGTCAACCGTTGTTCCGCCTTTTCCTAACTCGTTTAACATACTGTTTAGATATGTTGTGCTTTCTGCGGTTGCAATTCCGTTTGCGGTTAATATTGCGTATGATGCACATAACTGGTCCATTTGTACATTATTGGCGTTTGCCGTTGGTATTACTTTACCCATTGCACTTGCCAACTCATTAACCGTTGTTTTACCCAAGTTCTGTGTCATTATGAGCATATCGGAAACATCTGTTACCTTGTCCGCTTCCATTCCGTAGGCGTTCATTGCGGTTGTTAAAATGTCTAGTGCTGCCCCACTGTCTGTAAATCCGGCTTTTGCTAATTTCGTAGCATTTTCCACAAATGAAACCGCATCCCCGGTTTTTTGTCCGGCTGAAATTGCATTGTAAACATTTTCCGCAATCTCCGCTGATGATATGCCCGTTTGGTCTGATAAATCCTTTATTTGTTTCTCTAATTCTTCAAGCGGCACACCCGTTTCTTTTGATGTATCTGCGATTGTTCTTAATTTTGCAATACTATCCTCAAACTCGCTTGCTGCCGCCACACTCGCCGTTCCAACTGCCGTAATTGCTGCCGTTACGGGCAACATCTTTTGCCCTGCGGATGTTGCTTTATCTCCAATAGTTCCAAATGCACTTCCCACTTTTTCAAGTGTTATATTACTGCTTTTGGCTGCGGTTTCCAGGTTCTTTAACTCTTCCTCTGTTGCCGCAACTTCTCTTTTGATTGCTCTGTACTGTTCTGCGGATGCTTCGCCGTTTTTAAACTGCTGCTCCACCTGGGCTTCTGCCGTTTTTAATACATCTAATCTATCTTTTGTTTCGCCTACTGCCTTTGTAAGCAACTGTTGTTTCTGTGCCAAAAGTTCGGTATTTTTGGGGTCTAATTTCAAGCCCTTTTCAACCTCTTTTAACTCGTCTTTCGTTGTTTTAACTGCTCTATTTACGCTCGATAATGCCTTTTGCAGTTTCTCGGTTTTGCCGTCAATTTCAATAGTGATACCTTTAATGTTGTTAGCCACTTGACTTTCCCCCTTTCTTTCCGAATTTTTCTCTTAATCTCTTACGGTCCGGCTTGGTCTGCTCCATGCGGAAACAATCTTTTAAATACTTCCGTCCCTCTTCGGTCTGCGAATTTTCAAAAATCATTGCTTCCCGTAAGAAGAAAAGGTAAATATCTATTTCCATTTCCTGGACTTCGTAAATATTGATATGGCAATAGTCCATAACCAATTTTTCCGGGCGTGTAAGGATTGTATACGGGATTTCGCCCTTTTTATCCTGGCGTTGATAATAGGGCATTTTTAGTTTGGGTTTGCTTTTAATTCATCCACAAACTCCATGTATGCGTTAAGGATTGCCGTACACTCTTCAATGTCGTAACTCTCTACCTCTTCGGCGGAAACTTTCACATTTCCCATATTGTTGTTTAATACTGCTGCCACAAGGTTGTAAATGGTTGATGTATCGGCATCCTCGCCCGTTCCGTTGGCTTCCACATCTTTTATTGCTTCAAAAACGCCCTTTTGTGGCATACGGACAATAATTTTTTTGCCCTTTTCAACCACATTTCCGTTTTCGTCCTTTTTGTCTTTTAGAGTAAACGGCCAAAAGGTACGTTTAATTTTGTTCATGTTAAATTCTTTTACTGCCATGTTGTGTTCCTCTCTTTCATGCAATAAGGCGGCTCGATTTTTCAACCGGCCGCCCGTTCTTATCGTTGGCCCGTGTTTTGGTTACTCTGTTTTGTCAATATCCTCTGTGTAAAGGATTAAAGTACCCTCTTTGTCCATAGGCTGTGCTTTAAATTCTGCATCAATAACGGTTTCGCTATCCTTTGCAAAGGCAATCGTAAAACCGGCCTGGTTATTACCAACAATCGTTACACGGATATTTCCGTCCTGGGTATCTTTATGGACAAATCGCAAAAGGTATTTCTTACCCGTTGCGTTTCCGATACCGCCAATTTTGACCGTTCTAATTCCCTTTGCCTTATCTTCTGTCACTCTTGCGGTCTGACATAACTTTTCAAGCGTTGTTCCGCACCATGTCATAATTCCGCTTTTAAGGGTGGCTTCCTCTTCCGTAATAATTACTTTGGAAACTTTACCCATATCGTCTTTTGCTTCGTAAAACTCCGGTGCATACTCAATTTCCGCACCGCCCTTAATATGCCCCAGGCGGTTATCTTCTGTTTCAATCACCGCATCATCCGGGATTGCTTCGTTTGTTCCCTGGAAGTCTGTACAATACAAATCTCCGCTACCTAAAACAATGCTTTCTTTGTCCATTCTTATTTCCTCGCTTTCCTCAATAATCCCGTGACTTCGTAGGCCGTTTGAAAACATTCCTCACTATCCACATAAGCCACAAATTTAACATAGTCCACATCATGTAAAACCTCGTTTTCAATCCGTGTTCTGATTTTGTCCGCTGCTTCATCATCTGCAACGGTGTAAAGTTCCAATTGCCAATCATCCACCTTTAAATTGCCCGGTTTGTTATCTGCCCCGGCGGTTGCTTCCCGTGGCAAAAGGTAAACCATGTACGGCAATGGTGGCACGGGACTTTCCAATGTCCCCTCAAAGGCGTTTTTTGTTATTGGTAATCCTAAACTTTTCGCCCGTTCTGTTAATACTGCTGCCGTTGCCATTTTTACCCCCTTAATTTTCTTTCAATCTTGCTTGCCACTATTTCCCCTATTTGTTCATTCAATGGGGTAATATGGCTAAACGCCTTTACTCTTCCGCCGTTTCTGCTTTGGTGTCCATATTCTAAAAGGTGGGTCAATTGGTAATTCTCTTTGTTATACACGGTATAACCTTGTACCTCTATTACTGACTTTGTTTTTTCACGTTGCCCGGCGGTCCAATCTTTAGCATACTTTCCCGTTCTGTTTTTATATGGTCCGCCTTTTTTTAAGGTTTTTACCGCTTCTTTCGCCGTTTCTTTGATGCTTTCGTTTGTTGCACGCACCACTTCCACGTTGTAACTTTCCAATTCTTTTTTTATTTCTTCGTCCAGGTTATCAAGTGAAACTTTCAACCTTTACCCACCCTTTCCGCAATATATAATTCCGTTTTTCCGTTTGTTTTCGGTCCATAGGTTCTATATACTGCATAACGCTTTCCGTCTATGGAAACCTCTGTTTGTCCGTCATATTCAAACCCCCAAACTTCCAATTGTGAAGTTGCTTTGTAGCCTAACTGTCCGGCGGCTGCGAACTCGTCACGCCCTACCGGATTTATTGTTGCTATCACTTCCGTTTCCTGGTATTCCGTTTGGTTTTTCTTAATCAATAGTTTTATTGGCTTCTCTATGATACCCACCGCCTTTTATTTTGGTACACATTGCATCATAGGACGCAAGCAACTGTGTTTGATTGTCCGGGCTTCCAAAATTAGCGTGACAATATAACAAAACGGCTTCAATGATTAAGGGGTCTTTTATGTCTGTTGTGTCCAAATAGGAACTATGCACACCGATACGTTTTAAATCTGCAAGGGCAACTTCTACAAGTTGCCCCACATCTTCATCCAACATATCATTTGATGTTTTTCTAATTCTCAATTTGGCTTTCGCAATCAACTGTTTCTTTGTCATGCTTTAGCCGCCTTTCTCTTACGCTGACGGGTTCTTTACACGGATAAAGCCGTTTCTTGCAACGACATTTCCGCCCATAAATACACTTGCCTTATAAGCAATCTGACCCTGTTTAAACTTGTACTCTGTTGATTTCTGTGCATCAATATCAGAGAATACGGCAACCTCGTAATTGGATAACGGACCGTAAGCCATGCAATAAGCATCTTTTGTTCCGCCGATTTCTGCACAAGCGGAATTGATGATATAAGGCACTTCGTCAATTGTTCCGGTATTGCCGTGGTTTACGATTGTGTAAACCTTTCTGCCCTGCTTATCTCTCAACTTTGCAAACTTCTTTAAGTCTTTCTTGTTGAGGATTAACACGGCCACATCTTCCACCTCTTCATCCCCACCGAATGAATAAATAATTTCATCCAGGGTATCATCTGCGATTGCGGTAATGGTCGCAATGTCCGTTGTGCGGTCGATAATATCATCTGATGTACTATCCGGGTTGTAGAAAATGCCACGGAATTTTCCCGTGCCGCCCTTTCCAACCAAAATCTGACGGGATGCGTAACGCTTGATTGCTCTTGTAACGCTATCTTCTACAACGCCGTCATAGTCTGCATCCGGTAACTTCTGCATCTCTTCCGGCTCTTCTGCGTATGCCGTGATTTTCTCACGCACAATGTCCGCATAACCAAATTCCGGTTCGGATGTGTTGTAATCTGCCCCCTCTGCGGTGCTACCGGCCCCGTCCCCGTATGATTTCACATAAGGACGCTGATAACTTTCGCCGCCTACAAGTGGAACGGTCTTTACTCTGTCAATAAGGGACGATACATTGTTGAATGTAGGGGAAATATCCGGGCTTGTATGGTGCGGCATCACAACGCCCGTTGTGGTTGTGATTGTGTTTAAAGGCTTTGCAATGGCTTTTGCCTTGAATTTAACGGCCTTGCCATTCTTTAAGGCTTTACCGCTTTCCGCTCTTGCCTTATCCTTGGTTTCTGCACCCTCGCCGCCCTTTGTATCATCTTCCGGCTCTTCTCCCTCTGTTGCCGCCGCTGCTGCGGCTCTTGCAAGTTCCTCACGGGCTTTAATCTCGTCCAAGATTTCCCCAATGGTCTTTGCTTCATCCATGAGGGCGGTTAATTCCTCGCCGCTCTTGTCCTGGGCTTCTTTACCCACTGTAACAAGGCGTGCTTTTAACTCTTTCTTGCTCATTTTCATTAACTGTTCTCTGTTCATGCTGCTTTCCTCTCTTTCTTACTCCATGTGTTGAATTGTTAATGCTGCAATTTTGCTTCTGATTTCTTTTTCTTTGGCTGCTGCCTGGTCCTTGGTATCGTCCGGCGGATTTCCCCCGGCTAATGCTTCCGGCGTGTTCTTGCAATATAATTTCGTGTAGTCCTGGACTGCTGCAACGGCGGTATTTTCTTCTCCCACCGACACGTTAAAGTATTTTGCGGCTTGCTCGCCGCTCAACCATGTTTCCGCTTCCATTAACTCTTTTATCTGCTCGATTGTTACGCCCTCTGCTAAATGTTCCTCGTAGATGCTCCAAATTCCGGCTTCTATGGCTTCCAATGCGTCCGCCATTTTGCGTAATTCGTTAGCGTTGCCCTCGCAATCGCACCACGGCTTATGTATCATCAAATAGGCGTTCTTTGGAATTGTCGGTTTGTCACTATCCACAAACGGAAAAAGTGATGCTATCGAACCGGCCAGGGCATCCACAAAACAATGTTTCTTTCCCTGGTAGCGTTTAAGCATATTGTAAATAGCAATTCCGGCAAACACTGAACCGCCGCCGCTATTGATGTAAATGTTTAAATCTTTTCCGTTTGCTTCTGCAAGGAAATTTTTGATTGCATCCGGGTATTGGTCCTCTTCTTGCCATGCTCCCCACCAATCCGAAACAATATCCCCATAAAAATAAAGGTCCGCCGTTGTGTCTGTGATGTTTTTAATCTCACAAAACGGCTTTACGGTTGCGGTCTTGGCGTTTTTGCACGCAATAAACTGTTTTATCTGTGGCATTTCCATTAACCCCCTTTCATAATCTGCATATAGGCACGGGCGGCTGCTTGCATTGCCCGTTTTTCTCTGTCATTTGCTCCGGCATCATCCGGCGGCTCGTTCTGCTGCCCTACCTGGTACAATGATTGGTCCCCAACCTTGACATAGTTTAAAGATACCAACCTTTGGTCCCCGTCCTCTACCGGACCGTAATACATAAGTTCTCTGTATTCGTTGATTGTCAACGCTCCACGGTCAAACATTCCGCCGCCTATGTTTTCCCTTGTCTGCAATGTGGCATATTGTAAAAGGTTTGCCACAAAATCAATGCGGTTTCCGTAACCAATTTCACGGGGTGTTAAGAGTTTAAACGTAAACTCATAGGACAATTGCACGCTGATAGGCTCAATTACATTCTCGTAAAATGAAATAAACTCGGTATCGTTTAGCGTGGAAGTCAATATTTTGTCATTCACGCCGTAATAACGGTATATGTTATCCCGTAAGAATGTAATTTGGTTTGTCGGTATGCTCGGCGTTCTCTGTGAGATTTCTTTAAATTCCACCGTATTATCAATTGCAGCAATTCCCCCGGCGTTGTCCTTGTTCATATAGGCGTCCTGGAAATTCCGGGCTATTTCTTTCAATTCTTCATCATCTGCAATATTGTTATACTTCAAATACCCGGCTAAAGAATTTGAACGGTTTACAATGTTCTTTATGGTTTCCCCGGATGTTTCTATGAGGTCCAGGCTTCTTTTTAACTCCATATCCGGCGTTGTTCCCAGGAAACGGCGTTTATTATATCTCGCCTTAACATGGATTACATTTTGGTATGGCACTGTGTACGTTTTTCCGTCATAATCCCAACGGAAGCGGAAAAGGATGTTATTTTTATCATCCTCAAAAATCCTATATGATGTTGTGGTAATCGGTTGGATGCTCTCAACCCTGGTAAAATCCTTGTTCCAAAAAATCACGGAAAAGGAATTGGATGTATAAACCAAATCAACGGCAATACGGTATAAAAAATCATAGGTTGACATTTCCGGGCATGGGCGTAAAGATAAAAGCCTTGCAAGGTAATCATTTTTAATTACCATGCCTTTTTCATCCTTACGGATTACCTGGGGTTTCAACTTGCCAACATTCTTTCCGATTGCATCCGCAATTGCTCCCACAATGTCATTATCCCGTAATGTTCCCGTTGGCTCATACTCTCCACGGCTCAATAGTAGGGGTCTGTACTTTGCCCGGAATGAATTTAATACATTTGCGATAATTCCCGTTTTCTTCTCCCCCTTTCTTCAAAAATAGGGTCAGTTTTCCCACACCAACATTCTATAATGTTTCGTGTTGAAATTCTGACCCACTTTAATACTGCTGCCGCAACGCATTTTCCCTTGCATCTATGCGGTTTCTTTGCTTATATTCAATAATTTCTTGCCTATCTCATTGTGGTACTTGGAAACCATTGTGAGGGCATCAAACACACTCATAGCCCCGTCTATCCTCATACGCTTTTCAATTTTTACGGGTTTCATTCTGCTATCGTTTAGGTTAATATCCACCGCCACGTTAAGGAAATGTGCCGCCAACATGGAATTGTCCCCAAAATCAAATTTTCCGTCTTTTAATTCTCCCTCAAACATATGCAGAATTGGCGTTAGGTTCGTACCCTGGTAAACATCATCCGTATGAAATCCGGCGGTTTTCAAATCATCTACAAGGTAACTTGCTGAATATCTATCATAGCCGATTTTTAGCGGCTTTATTTTATATACTTTCACAAGTTCGATAAACCAATTATAAACATCCTTATAGTCCACCTGGTTTTCCCCGGATATAAACAAAAAACCACGATCCCGGTAAATGTTATATGGCGTGTTGTCCTCATTTATGGCTATCTCATACCGCTTTTGCGGCATATAGAAACGTGTGAACACATAATTTATTCCGTCCCGGTTGATTATGATGCTTACGGCGGTTAAATCCGTTGTGCGTGATAAGTCGATACCGGCCACACAATAACATCCTTTGAAATCTTCCAGGGCTAACGGCTTATCTTCATGTACGCATTTCATAACATCCCAATAGTCCAACCATGCCACGGCGGAATTTTGTTTGATATTGCAGAATTTTGTCATAAACTCAACCTTTTTCGAGATTGAATTTCTTGCAATCTCTATTTGCTCCAAATAGTATTCCGCCGATACGGACACGCCCAAATTTGGATTGCTCTTCTTTAATTCCTCTATGCTATCCCATTTCTCTATATCGTCTATCATGTAAATAAAAGGCAAAAGCCGTTTTTCTCTGCTATTGCCCTTTAGAAATGCCGTTGCCCTTTTAAATAATTCATCAAAAATTCCGTCATTCACATATCCGGCGGTTGCTATGGATATTATTAACGGCTGCTTTCTCGCTCCCAGGGCGGAAGTCATAACCTCGTATTGCTTCAATCCCTGGTCTCCCGGCCACGCTTCCATTTCGTCATTGACTACCAATTGAGGGTTGAAACCGTCCGATTTCTTAGAGTTGAAAGCAATCTTTTTTACGCTTGTATTGAAAGCCTTTATATAAATATCGCTCCGGCGTCTTTTTGTGATACTGTCCAATTCATCATCTGATTGTACAATCTGATAAAAGGCATCATACACTAAATCCGCCTGGTCTAACTTAGGTGCAAGGAAATAAACTTTTGCCCCATATTCCCCGTCTACGTATGTCATGTATGCGGCTATTGCGGCGGCAAAAAGCGTTTTGCCGTTCTTACGGGCAACAATTATAAAAACCTCTCTAAACTGCCTATACCCGGTTGTTTTGTCCATAACGCCAAATATGGCGGACACAATAGCCTTTTGCCACAATTCCAGGTGTAAAAGGTCGCTCCGCCCCTCTGAATGGTGGCAAAAATTTTCTATGAATTTTATAGCCTTGTTCGCTTTTTTCTCGTTAAATTCCCACTCGCCATTTAATAGCCCGGTTGTCAAAATCTCAAAACTCAACCGCACCCATACACCCACAATTACTTCTTTTTTTTTGATTGCTTCATGGTATTTAAAAATCCAATTATCCATTAACTATTCATCCCGTAATGCCGCCAAACGGTCCACTTTTTCTTTTTCTTTTGGCGGTAAATACTCAATGAGTGAGTGAATAATTGCGGTATATTGGCGTGAATATTTCTCGTAAATTTGGGTTGAGGGGTGGGCTTTTACAAATTTCTGTGATGCGTTCACGGTTTCCGTTGTAAGACCCTCTTTTTTCAATTCTTCTTTCGCCTGGAAACAAGCCACTTTTAAAAATGCCGCTTCCTCAATCAGCGAATTTATAAGGGTTTTCTTGTTTTCATCATCAACCCCAACAAACATTTTTTCCAAAAACTCTATCTCTTTTTTAATCCTCGCATTTGTTAATTTGTTCGGTCTTTTTTTCTTATTTTCTGTTAAATCTTTCTTGCTTTCTGCCATAAATATACCCCCCTCATATGCGTGCGACCTTGCGGAGTTTTTTTGAGGTAACTCCCTCGGTTCTTTTGCCCGGGGTCAAATTTTGCACCCCGGGGGTGTGGTCTGATTTATTATTTTCTTTCGGCGGTAATAAATTTCCGTTTGCATCATACTGATAACGCATTGGTGTATGTACTGCCTTGTGTTCTTTGTTGTGGCAATCCTCACAAACATATTCCAGGTTGTCCAGGTTCAATGTGATGTTTGGATTGTTGATATTGCCCGGCGTAATATATTCTTTGTGATGCACAATGTAACCCGGCTTATATATTCCTCTCGCCTTGCACCGCTCGCACAATCCGTTGCTCCTGGTTATTACTTGCTGCCTTGCTCTCTTCCATGCGGCGGACTTATAAAAGCCCTTTGCATATTCTTTCACGGTCCCACCGCCCTTTCTGTAAATGGTTTATGGGTTATGTGTATTGCTACCCCATAACCCAATTATAAATTCTTTTGCCTTGCTATTATGTCCCCGTTGTACTGCTACCGTTATGGCTTTACTATCGGCATAAACTGAAATGTCCATGCTTCATCATAGATTGAAATAATATTGCCGTCCTGGTTAATTGCAATCACTTCAAGAAATATAGGTTTCTCTATTGTTTCCCGTGTTGTTCCCTCTTCTTTCGCACGCATCTTTATATTTCTTAGTGCAAGTGCATTTAACACAATTCCGTTATGTATTACTTTAAATCCAACCAAACTAATATTTTGCATTTTATCATCCTTTCTTTGTCCTGCTGCCGCCGGGCAACATTCCTAGCCCCTCGGCAACTGCGGTTATAAATTCATTGCGATAATCGTAGAATTGACGGCGGCCACACATCACATCATAAATACTTTCATACGGCGTACAATGAACCACGCTTTTATATATTTGTTTCTGCATCTGCTCCCGTGCCGCTTCGCTCTCTATGTTGTGGCATGAACTATTAAGGGCTTCATCTATCACGCTATAAGCCATACGGTCAAATGCTGATGCGTTCCCGTTAAGCATCCGGCGTTTGCGTTTCTCGTTGCCCTGGATAATCTTTTTTACTGTGGCTTTAATATCATCATCAATTCTTTGCAATACTGCCCCCCCCCCAATCCGCTATTCTTCGTATGTGGTCTTTTTATTCTCTGACCGTTCAACCTTAATACTTTCTTTCGCCATTTTAGAAACCTTTGCTTTTACTCCATGCCCCACATCAACGGTAATACCTTTCATGTGCTTATCCTCGATTGCATCAACGGTTGCAATTAAAAGATTAACTACATCTTCCGCAACGGGCTTTTCTGCACCGCCGCCGAATAATTCGTTTACTCTTTTCTTTGCCTTGTCTTTTCTCTCTTTTGCTTTGGCGTATGCTTGTGCTTGCTCACATTCGCACTCACACGTTACCGCTTCGTTAATCTGCCCTTGCTCCCACTCTTCCGGGACCTGTATTATTTTGGTCTGTCCACAAAAGGAACATGAACCCGTCTTTTCTACTTTTGCACTCATGCTTTTGTCCTCTCTTTCTTTCCTACCTCGTAGGCTTTCATAGCAACCGTTAATACTGCTGCCGACTGCTCCACCGTCAATTGTTGTTCCTTTACCAAAAACGCTAAATTTTCGTTGATGCTCTCCAATGTTTCTTCCGGGCTGTCATTGCATAGCCCTTTGCCACATGAAAGATAAATGATTTTACGCCTTATGTCTGCCGTTATCCCTTTAAGTTCCACCATAACATCCGCCAATGTTTCATTCATGGTTCTTTCTTCTCTTGCCGGATTAAAATATTTACATTCCTGGCACTCTTCCCGGTGGAACATACGGGACCTTAAATTGATACCGTCACACATTCCGGCAATCCACGGTGCATTTATGCACGCTTTCTTTGGCATTCGTCCCGGTTCTGTGAGATATGCCAATATCTCTTCCCCGGCTTCCTCTGCTCCATAGCACACCGCCGTTTTATAGCCTTGTGCATTAAGCATTGCCATATACTCTTCCTGGGCTTTCGTTGCCTTGTTCTTGCCAAACTTTAATTCGATATAAAGCCCGTGAAATCCGTTATTTGCAACGGGTAGACATATATCCGGCACACCACTTTTAAGACCGGCCGCCTTTAATATTCCGCCATTGCTCCTTTTGCCCTCGTTTGGCACATGGTACATCAACGCCAATTCCGGCAATATGCTTTCTGTCCGCTTCGCCCAATTGAAAAGGGCTATTTGCTCCGTTGTTTCGCTTCTCTTCATGTTCTGCATACTCATGTTTCATATTCCGCCTTTTCTTTCCGGTATTTGCAGTAATGCCACACGCAATTTACCTTGTATTGATTTTCGTTGTATTTCTCGCTTGCACACGTTCCGTTGTCCCTGGAATAAATACACCTTTTGCAATAATCCGGGTGCGTGGGGAATAATATAATTTTCCCCATACCCGTTTAATCTTCCTCTAAGGCATATTCACGTTTACGGCGTTTGCAATCTTCCAACATCCGTTCCAAAATGCCCGTTTCCTCTTCGGAAAGATAGATATAATATTTTTCAAGCATTTTTACGGCGTGTAATTTCTTGGCATTTGCCTTTTCTTCCTCGGATGTGTCGGTATCTGACACATGTTGTTCCTTGGCTATGTCCTCGGCGGTCTTACGCTTCTTTTTCTTCTCCTCGGACATCTGTTTTATCTCTTCGCTCTTTATATCCGCCCCGGCTTCAACTGCTGCCGCAACCTCTTTTTGTGCATCCTCGGATAATCTGCTTGTTTCATAGGCACTTGTAATTTTCATATTGCCTTTTTCAAACTGCTCTTTTACCTCTTCCGTGGCATTGTTGTTAATTGCTTCCAACTGTGCAATCTTGGTTGGTTTTTCCCCCAGGACTGCCGCCACATAATCCCTAACCCTTTTTCCCTCTTCCAGAACTAACAATTTTTCCTTTCTCGCCTGGGTTAATACCTCTTTCCAATCTGCCGCCTGGTTCATCAAATCGTAATCGGTCATTTTTCTGTTAAAAGTATTGCCGATTAGCAAGGATAATCTAAATTGTGTTTCCGTCATGTCCTTAAAGCGGCACGGAATAGCCTTTGTAATTTCTTCGTGTCCCTCGTCCTTTAAGATTTTAAGGGCTTCACGGCGGCGGTGTCCGCCGGATAATAAATACTTGCCATTGACACGGCCGATAATTAAAGGTTCTTGTAATCCGTCCATGAGAATTGATGTTGCCAACTCTTCCAACTCGTCCATGCTATAACGGTTATGTTTTGTTACTTCGATTTCTTCCAGGTTAAGGCGGATTTCCTCGTAATTCTCCACGCCCTCAACTGCTGCACGGGTTGCCCCGTTCATAAGGTCCATAATATTAAAAGCCATTTTATTCCCTCTCTTTCTGCATTTCTGCTATGCGTGTTTCTCCCATACATTCCAGGATAAAATTTTTATACCCTTGTGCCGCTCCACTTCTCACGGAATAGGCTATTGGCGTTTTGTGGTAAAATGTACTGTCTTTTACTTTCTTGGAATGTCTGATGATTGTATTAAATACTATCAATCCGCTTTTTTCTCTCAACCATGTTTCCGCCGCTTCGCTTGTGTCTGATTTCTCGTAATCCGTAATAAGTACCCCGGCAATGTGGGCTTTTCTGTTTAACTGCCTTACGTTATTTACCTGGTCCACCAACTCTTCCAATCCGTCCAATGAGTAACAATCTAAATTCACGGGTATAATAATTTCATCCGCTGCCACAAGTGCATTTATTACGTTCATGCCTAAATCCGGGGCGTTGTCTATGATGCAGCAATCATAATTTCCAAATGGCGGCGTGTTTTTCAATTCTTCAAACGCCCGGCGGTATCTGTCATGTTGTGGCGTGTCTGTATCTGCCTTAATCTCCAATTCCGCCAACTCCATAAAATAATTGCACGGCACAATGTCCAAATTCTTAATTTTCGTGTGTCTTATGGTGTTTCCCTTGAATGTGGCATTTTTTAATACTGCTGCCGCCGGGCTTTCTGTTTCTCCCTGGTACGCATCAAATAGGCGGCTTGCGTTCCCTTGCTTGTCATTGTCAAATAAAAGGACTTTCCCAGGCTTAACCGTTCCACGCTTCGATTTAAACCCGGTTGCCAATAACTCCGCCATACTGACCGCCGTTGTGGTCTTGGCACATCCGCCCTTTAGGTTTAGTGTGCAAATAATTTTCATGCTTTGTTCCCTCGCTTTCTTTTTTGTGGCTTGCCTTTCGGCTTCTCGCCCTTTTTAACCATACGGGCGTATATGTAAAAGGCTGCGTTTACTCCGTTGTGCTTTACCTCTGCATCCAGGAATGTAAAGCCCGGATATGCCTTTTCCATTTCTGCTTGTAACACGCTACTATCAAAGGCCATTTTCTCCACCTTTGCTTTTCTGAATTTTGAGTAACTGCATTTTGGTTCATCCGGTTTTTTCAAATTCTTGGACGGACACCAACGCTTTGTTCCGTGTGGGTTCTGTGTTATGTAGGTAGCAAGTCCGGTTAATAAAAAGTTCTCGTCCGGGCTTATGTTCCTGGTGTTTGGTCTATCGCACTTTCCCCACATTCTTTCTAACTCGTCACGGTCTATTCCGCCGGATATGAGTAAATGAAAATGTGGGCGTGTGTATTCCTCAAATGCGATTATGTAAATATACTTTGCATTTTCTAACCCTAACTTTTTACGCTTGCGGTTTATGCGGCGTATGAAATTAACCACATCTTTTTTTGCATCCTCGTAGGTTTCCGGCAATAACCCATTATTCCAACCAAACGTAGCCCATATATCCCCTTTTCCAAAATTGATATTGGCTAAACGGATTAAATACCGTCTTGCGTTCTTATCGTTGAGGTTTGATTGTGACGGGCTTGTTTCTCTCTTCTTTTCCGTCTTTGGCATATCTGCTTTGAATTTAAAGGACGGGTACACCATACTTTCAAGCAATGTTGTGTTGCTCTCTGTATTGGTGCTTTTGTATGTGGATGTTCTGTATAGGCAGTTTACCCACCCCTCTTTCATCCACCTTTCCATTTCTGCTTCCTCTAACTTCTTGCACTGCTCCTTGTATGCTTCCTCATAATCGTAATTGTCATAATATCTTTTACCCATTGCCCCACCTTTTCACTTATCTATCTAAAACCCACCTATCCAGGCAGATATAAACATATATTTCTATAATGGTTGATATGTTAAGGCCCATTACAAGGACGGCTAAACCCGGTTGCACCGTCAAAAAAAAATTAAAATCTACGGTCCCAATCTTCAAAAAGCCACGCCCATGCCTGGCGGACTTTCAAAAATCCTATGAACCATAAAGCGGCAAGCGTGAAAAATCCCGTTGCCGTAACTGCTGCAATTATGGTAATAACCCTTGTGACCATGTAAAACCAACCTTTCCAATGCGGTTTCTTCCTATATATAGAAAAACCGCATTTACAAACACTATATATTGTGCTATACTCTCTTTGTTGAGTTCCAACCCCTATTGTTTTAGGTCCCCACCTTTGCAATAGGGGTTCGCTTTTTCTATGCTTCCGGTATCTCTTCAAATCTCTTTTCGTAATCATCCGGTGCATATCTCATTAAAAGGCTTTTCGCTTCCTCTTCTGTTATTGCTTCCCCTACTTTCGTTGCGTAATCTTCCGTATGTGTCAAAAGCCAATTTTCCTTTTTGCTTTTCCATAATTCGCAATCGTGTATAGTTCCAACTTTCGCATTGTTGTATATTGCCTTTATAAGTTGGCTTCTGCTTTCGTACCACTTCTTTACATTCGCCACCTTTTCCATATTTTCCGCATCGTACTTTAATCCATTTATAACAAATCTCATTGTTGCCCCTCGCTTTCCGCTTTTTCCTCGCACTTCCAATAATATTTATTGATAATCAACATTTCTTTGGATAAAAGCATGGATAACCCTAAAGGAACGGTTATAAACGCTATTGTTGCATCCCCCTCTAAAATCTTGATTGCTACGGCCGTGAAAATCAGTAATGCAACGCCGTTTAACTTCTGCATGGCAAAATACTTTTTTCTTTCCCGGCGTTCCCTGGCGGCTCTTCTGTGGCTTCTCTCCTGGTTCATGGCATCCGTGTAGCCTATCATATAGGCCCGGTCCAACATTGCTTTATATGGGCTATTCTGTTCGCTTATCTTCTGTACTGCTGCCGTCTGCATCATGTTATGTTCCCTCGCTTTCTGTTTCTTCCGCTCTGCTTTCGTCCCCACATAATGGCGGAATTAGTAATTTGCTTAATATTGCGTTTTCTGCTTCTCTGTTTTCTCTGATTACCCTTAATTCCTCAATCCGGTTTTTACTTAAACCATCTATAAGCCTATGTAATCCGTCCGCCGCACTCTCAACGCCGTTTTCTTTCTCCCAGGCTTCAAAAATTGATACCACCGCCCCGGTTATCTGTTCATATTCCGTTCTAAATCCGGTTTCCTCTTCCTCTGCATCCAGGGTATTAAGAAAATCCGGCTTTTTCCCGGTAATCATTGCTTGGATGTAGTACCCTGGCACTTCCGCATTGACCGCATTTGTGATTAACTCCGCTTTGGCTGCTTCCTTTACCATTTCGTAATAATCCGGCTGCTTTACTGTTACCGGGCTATCTGATGTAAAATTGTCCATAAATCCCATTTATTTATCCTCGCTTTCTACTCTTCTATCACTTTGCACTCTCTTGGATATACCCCTATTTCCCTTTTACCAACTTCTATATAGTACATTTTCGTGCGTCTGTTTCTTGGTGGTTCTGTCTCTCTTCTTGTAACCGTGTGTACGCTCCCTGCTTCCGGCGGATTAACAATGGGTAACACATCTGTAATTTTGATTTTCATTATTTCACTCCTTTATTTCTTCCATAATCTCTTTTATTTGGTTCATGGTGCTTTCCACCTGGGCTATTGTCATATTCTTATCGTCTATGTAATAATCCGCATAGATTTTTCTTGTATCGTTTCCCCACCGCTTTATCTGCTCCGGTAACGGCTCATTCACGGCATCAAATACAAGCCCTTGCAATCTGCACCACTCCACGGCATTTTCCAGGTCTGCCCCGGCTCTGCTTGTCCACAATATTATTTGGTGTCCCTGGGCTTTTACCGCTTTCGCAAAAGCAACCATTTTTTTGTTTGGGGCTACAATTTCCGGGAAACGGGTAATAGCCAATGTGTTATCAAAATCAATTGCGTATATTGCCATTATTCGCCCTCTCTTTCTGCTGCCGGGTTAAGGCTCATTTCATATTTCATAAGCATAGCGGCCGTCTGTACGGCTTCGCACGCAAGGTTAATTGCGTAATCTGCGATTTTAAGCGGTGTTATCTCTTCTTTCAGATAACAAGGCGTTTCTTTCCCTCTCACATCATCCCATAAGCACTTAAAGGATGCTTCTAACTCTTCAAGGGCTTCTTTGCTCTCTTCTAATTCCTCATAGGCAACCGCCACGCCCTCATGTTTTGATGTAAATAACGGGAATTGCTCATTTGCCCGGTTTAATTCTCTGTTGGCTGCTGCCGTGATTTCTTCTTTTAATTTCTGCATCATGTTGTGTTCCCTCGCTTTCTGTACTGCTGCACCCTAAACCATGTAAGGGGCTGCAAATTCATATACCGGCCTATCTGCTGCCGGGTTCATCTGCTCCGGTTTGGTATAAAGTTTTAATGTGATTGCCGGGTTTCCGTCTGTATCCGTTCCCCGTGGGTTGAAATTGTACTTAAATCCCAAATGGCTATTCATGGATGCACCTTTTAAGGTAAAGGCAAAATTACTTAATTCCCTTGCCCCAATCGTCACGCCCTGGGTGTTTAAATCTCTCCACCGCTTAAAGGTGCTTTTGATGTGTTCTAAAAAATCCGGCTCAATCTGATTGTTAATAGGCATCATTGTTTTTTCTTCCATGTGTTATTCCTCGCTTTCATTGTTCTTGCGTGATTTTTCCAGGCACGCCGCCTTTGGATTTTCTCGTACCTCTTCAATAACCTTTGGATTTTTGGCATATCCAAAACGGTAATTTCCAATTTTCCAATTTCTGCCACGGCTTATTCCTCGCTTTTCAATATGATTTCCCGGTATATAGTCAACTGCAAATCCGAAAAACTGTAATTTGGCGTTTCTTCCGGGTGTAGTGGCTTCATTAACCCCAATTCCTTGTATCTCTTGTGCGTTATGTCTACCGTTTCTTTTATCCGTGTGACCTCTTCCGCCATAAGTGCTTCATACTCTGCCATGTGTACCAAATTACCCAAATATCCGGCGTACAGTTCCGCTTTCCCCTTTATAATCCGCACACGGTCCGGGCCGGACATAACACCCACAATATCCGCTAATGTCATATGCAGCACCTACCTTGTGGCTTCTACAATGGCATTGAATAAATCCGCCGTTCTTTCTCCGGCTTCCAGGCGTTCTTTTAATGGGGTAAGTAATGGATAAATGATTTTCCCTATATATCCGCCCGGTGCATATTTTGAAAGCATATCATTGACGGCGTTTTGTGCTGCTTCCCAATCTCTTAAAATCTCCGGTGTTTCCCCAATCGTCATTCCGTCCAATTCCTCTTTAATGTGCTTTGCAAACATCTTTTCTGTTTCATCTGTCACGCACGCACTCGCTACAATTCCACTATCAAGAAGAAAATGTAACATCCCGGCGGCTAATATGTCCGGCGTTATGGTTTTCTCTGCCGGAATTACGGTTTTAGTTGTTTCTTCCTGTCCTGCTGCCGCCTTGGCTTCTGCTTCCGCTGCTGCCAAAATGCTTTCCGCCGTTGGCTTCTCTTCCGGTTCATTCATCCCGGTAAAGTTCTTGTTTTCTGCTTCCATGTTTTGTTCCTCGCTTTCTTCTGCTGCATAAATGCTTTTTGCTATCTCTTCCGCTATTGCGGCAAAAACCGTTGTAGTTACTGCGTTACCAAATTGCTTATATGCCTGGCTATCCGAAACAACTTGTTTCCAATCGTCCATGGGGAACGCTTGTAAAATTCCGTATTCTTTAGGTGTCAACTTTCGCACCCTCAACCGCCTTGTATCAAATATTTTCACTTCTTGTTGCCCCCCCCTGGCACGTTACAAGCGTTGGTGCTATTCCGTCCACGGAATACACACGCCGCCATTGGTCTTTCCCTTTAATGTCAAGCATCCCCACCATTTGGCAATCCTGGTTGTTGGCTCTTTCCATTGTCTTGTTCCTTTCGCTCTTCTATAACTGCTATCATGTCTTTCTTTCCGGCGTACCCTTTATAATCCCTTGCGGTAAGGCACGGGGAAACATCCGCAATTTTTAAAACATTTCTTCCGCACTTATTGACCGTTACCGTTATGGGAAACTCTGCTGCTCTCTGCCCCCCCCCTGGATTGACAATAACGTGTTGGTAGTTATGTTTCTTTGTGATGCTTCCGCCCCCCCCCAACTCGTAATGTTTTGCCGCAACCGTTAGGGTCTAAAAGCCCGGTTTCCTCTGCAATGTCCGTAACAACGCTTTCTTCCGTCTGTTCATCTTCCAAGATGATAACGCCGTGTAAATCCTGGGCGGTAAGTGTAAACATTGGTTCGTCCTCTGCCTTTGCCCTCGGTCCGTTCTGCCGCTTGTTGATACGGTCCGGTGTAATGCACGCATGGCACTTTCCTAAACCCTCTAGTTTCTCTAACGCCTGGGCTATAATGGTTTGTGCCTTTTCATCCGGCAAGTAATATTTTTCCGGTACATCTTTTTCCAGGTAATCCGATAACTTCGGTACAAATTCGTGTTGCTCTTTCGGAAATGTAAATGTTAGGTTCTTTTTATTTCTGGTCCCTACTACTGCGTAACGGTCCCGGTTCTGTGGCACGTTCCAATATTTGGAATTAAACATTTCAATATGTGCCGTGTACCCGTGGCGTTCATATTCCAGGCGTAACACTGGCAGATATGGGCGTAACCCTCGCACATTCTCCGCAATGATAACGGCCGGCATGGCGTGTTCTCTCTCTCTCTCTGTTTCTTCAAGTAATCGCATCATTTCAAAGAAGCATCCGCTACGGCTCGCCGCCTTAAAATTGTTACCGCTGCACTTGGGGCAAATGGTGTTGCCCGTGTACTCTTCCGGGTTTATCTCTATTTCCTCGCCGCAATCCTCGCATTTTAAAATCATGCCCCGTTGCTTTCCGGCAACGCTCAAATCCTGGCAAGGAAAACCGAACGCCCACACATCCGCTTGTGGTATGTCTGCTTGGTGCAATTCCTTTATGTCTGCTTTCTGTACATGGCCCCCTACGTTTGCCCGGTAACTCTCCACGGCGTATTTATCAAAGTCCCATGCCCCGGCTATTTCATACCCGGCATTTTTAAATGCAATACCCATTCCGCCGCATCCGCAAAAGAAATCATTAACCTTTAATTTTCTTTTCATCTGCTGCCACCTACGCTTCCCGGAATAACGGTTTTGCTTCTACTGCAACCATTGCTGAATACTCCACCTTATAACCCGTTACCTTATCCCCTCGCATCTGCGGCACTACTGCCGTTTGATACTGAACCGTTGGCGTATAGAAAAGTGATTTTACCTTTTCCACCTCTTCCAACTGCTTATTTATCTTTTCTTCCAATGTTTCCGGGTCTGTCCCTCGTAATATCCACACTTCCATGTTGAGTTCCTTTCTATACTGCTGCCGCCTGGCATTTATAAACTTCTCTGTGCTACTTCTGCCCGGTATGGTGTTCCCCCACGCTTCAATTCGTTGTAAATCGTTGCTCTGTGAAACCCAACCGCCTTTGCAATATCTGTAACCTTTGCCCCGGTTCGCTCCATTGCTTCAATCTTCTGTCTGTCGGCGTATGTAATACGCTTATCTCCTTTTTTCACGTTTCCGCCCACCTTTCCTTAAAAATTGGCAAAATAAAAAGTGCTACAAGAGTTTTTTAATTCTCTTGTAGCACTCGTATTTTCTATAATAAAAAATCAAGTGCGATAGAGTTATTAACCCTTGTCGCACTTGATTTTACAACTTAGCATTTTTTTTGGACTGCTTTTTTGGACTGCGCCAATATATTTTATAGGGCTGTTTT